ATTGCCAATTGGTATCAACCAACTAACCGCGGTCAAGTCATTACTTTTTGATAAATCAATGCCAATATAGGCGTCACGATTATGTAAGTCGGGTACCTTGGCCAATTTACCAGCGGCCCAATCGTCGGCTGAAATATAGCTGTCCTCACTGGCTTGCAACCACATATTGAAATTCTTAACCAGTACCGGGATTAGGTTGTTTTGCTTAATGGCAAGGTCAACGTCGGCCTGAATCTTTTCCGTCATGCGTTGTTTAACGTGTGGTTCACTGAATAACGGGTTGGCCTTAATCCAATTGGCTTGATCGTAAACTTCTTCGCGGTCGTCCAGTTCCCATATTGCCACAAAATAACGGTCAGCTTCGGTTTTCCCCTTTAAAACGTCCGTCAGCATGTCATATTCGGCGCGCATTGGAACGTTAAGGTTAAGACCCGAGGTGGAAATCACCGCCAGCAGGGAATTATCTTCTTGTGCTTGGCCAGACTTTAAAACGTTGTACACTTTGCGGTCTTTAGCTTCGTGCCATTCATCTAAAATAACGGTAGTCCCGGCATAACCATCAAGCGTACTGGTATCACTGGCAAGGGCCAGGGCTTGCGAATCAGTTTCTAAGTCAGTAATGGCTTGTTTCTGTACCTTAATGCGTTGTCGCATGTACTTTGATTGCTTGCGCACTTGCCGTAGCCCACTTGAAAGCATGTCATAGCCTAATTTAGCTTGTTTAAGGGCGTTGCTGACGAATAATACTTGTCGGTTGCGGGCGGGCTGACGTTCTCTTAAAAGGCCATTAGCGGCCATGCCAGAAGCTAGATAGGTTTTACCATTCTTGCGGGCCATGCTAATAAACGCACGATCATAGCGGCGGTTACCGGTAGTCTTTTCACGCCAGCCATACAGCTCACTAATAATCCATTTTTGAAATGGTTGCATGGTGAGTTGGCTACCATCAGTCTTCGGCATTAATTCGATAAATTTAACCGCCTGTGCCGCTTTGTCTTCGTCATAGTAGAATGGGAAGCTGTCTTCTTTAGAACGGCTTAAATCGCGTTTAAATCGCTCACACGCCCATTTAATCTTTTGACCAGCCAACACTTGGCCCGATAAAACTTGGTCAACATATTCAATCATGACAACATCGCCTCGAAAGTATCTTCGGGTGTCTCATCTTTCTGCTTGTTTAATTCCATGCGGGCCCGGCTCGATAGCGACATGCCTAAATCATTGGCTAAGGCTTTTAAATCTTTCATCGCTTGTGACTGCAAGGCCACGTACGGGTTGGGCTTACGTACGCCAGTCTCTTGATTAGTTTGTACCAGCCCGTTCTTACGAATATCATTCTCGCATGTCTGTACGGTGGCATAAGCGCGGCAATAACTGGCTAACATGGCCCGGTCAAGTTCACTAATTGGGGTATTGGCCTTTAAATAAGGCGCTACCCGTTGCCATTCAGTCAAGGCCCGATCATGTAACCAATCAGGGGGCGTTAAATCGAGTGACGGGTAATCAAATAACGCTTTCTCTGCGTCCTTACGTTGGTCACGCTCATCATTGGTTAAATGTTTTTTCATACTAGCTAAGGCTTTTACTTTTCGGCTCATTCGGAGCACTCCTTTCGTTTAAATTTACGTACCAAAAAGCCCCCATGGGTTAGACCCATAGCGGCTTATTGAACATATATCCAGAATTCGTTTATTATACCTATATTATCGCACATATCTCTAAAAAGTGCAAATAATAACATGTACATGTTGACATGTTACCCCCTGACTGTTTATTTGTTCAAATTTCGCATTATTAGTAGGGATATTTCACAATCCAGCAAAATAAGCAAAAAATCAAAGTTCAAAAGGGACTTTTATAAACACAAAAGTATGCTGTCCGCTCCTTTCGGGTCGACCATAGCCCCCCATATCAACGTTTCTGGGCTGTCATGCTGTTTTGAATTAGTCTCGTGGCGCAAAATTCCGCCGCCAACTTGCATTGTTCACTTGGCCGAATTTTCGGCGCAGTCCATTGCCAATTTTGGCAACTTAGACGCAAAATGCGGGTTGGTTAGGTCAGCGGAAAACTCAGCTTAGTATCTCGGCTGAAAGTTCAGCGCAGTATTGCGCAGATCTACTACTGTGGAAACACCTTTCAATATTAATCTTGAATTGTGGGTATAAAATTTAGACCTACAAATTGTTTTCTCGCTTTCACGTGATATAATTAACTTAACTGTCAGGTTAATTATCATAGATGTCATCGGTCGCCTTAACGGGCGGCTTTTTGTTTACCTACCTAAGTTAAGCTTAGGTAGCACAAACAACCTGTCACGTCATCTTAGCGAGTCAGCTAGTGCACCAAGTTAGTACGTTATCTAAGGTCGTAACTTGCGACCGCAGATACTAAAAAGCGCCGCACCTTTCAGCACGACACTCATTGATTATTTAGTTTGTTGTTTTCGTTGTTTTCGTTGTTCTCTAACCAATCCCGTTTTTCGGTTATGGTGTCGGTAGCACAATGGTTGTAGGTTACTTTCATCTAGTCGCCGGGACCAATCGTCTTTGATTTCGATAACGTGATCGACCACATCGGCTTTACGGATCACCCCATCTTGGTAACATTGCACGCATACCGGATTACTTTCAAGGAACCGCCGTGACAACTTGCGCCATGCTGTCGACTTGTAGAACTGCTGGTACTTGCTCTCGTCAGAATCGTACATGCGTTTGTGATACCGCCACTTGTTAGTGGCCTTGCGGTGCCTCTCACAGTAGCGTGTGTCATAGGCAACCAACGTCCGGCAACCCGGGTGCTCGCATTGCTTCATTGGCTTAGCCATGACCGTTGACCTTAGTTAGTGTGACCACGTCATAGGCGTTCAGTTCACTATCAGAACTGACGCCAGCAACGCGATACGTAACCCCATCTAATATTGCTTCCAAAGTTGTCGTGATCCGATCGTCATGGCGCACCGCAATTAGCTGGTTAGTTGTCGCAGTCGTACCAGTAAGGCTAATAGCGTTACTGATGGTCAACGTATACTCACCACACCAGACAGTGAACAGTGGCACGAATTGTTGCTTGGTTGTGCCGTTTATTAAATTTTCAACTGACTTAACGGTGCCAAACTGTACCCGTTTATTTAGGCGATTCAAGCTATAATTTTTCATTAGTTATCCTCCTTTTCTACTTCACCTACTTGCCGTAATATATCTAGTGCCCGTTGTCGTTCAAACTCGTTGCGAAAGTCTGTTAGTGCCGGATTACCATCTTCTTGATACTTAACAATTGCCACGAAATCAGGCTCTTCGGCTAAATTGTCTTTTGTATTTCGCGCAAATTGATAAATATTAAGAACTACCACTTCGCTCCCATTTCGTAAATATAAATGTTCATGTTGGTTAGGTTCCCGAGTAACGAATAACTCACATTGCCCCATCTTATTGTCACAGTCAATCATTCTAATTTTCATTAGTTATCCTCCTTTTCTACTTCATCTACCTGTCGTAATATATCTAGTGCCCGTTGTCGGTCAAACTCGTTGCGACTTGTCTTGAATACCTTGTTAGCCAATGATCGCATAACGTAATTGTCAAATCCCCAGCCGTCACTTGTATATTTAAAGTGATTAGCAGAGAAGCCTTTAAGCTGCGGAAATTCCTGTTTATACTCGGCCAGTGTTTGATGACGTCCGCCATCTACCAATCCTTTACTGAAAGCCAGTTGTGTCGGCTGACCATTCTCATCAAGGGCACCCTCATCGAATAGTTCACGATAGATACTGGCTTTAATTTCATTAGCATTAGCCATATTCAACGGAGCCTTGTTTTTCATTATCTCAAAGGCTTGTTCGACTAATTGTGGATACTTGATTTTCATTGTTGTAATCTCCTTAGTGTAATTAGTGGGCTGTTCCCGAAATTATGGATAGTAATATCCAAACATATATCCAACTTTTATAGATTAAAGATGCCTATATATCAACATTTTAACCCGTAGTATCCATAATATCCAACATTTATGGGGTATCCCTCGCACGCATGATAAAAAACATATTCTATTATTTTTTCAAATTTATTTTTTAGTATGAGTTTAAGGTTGGATATTATGGATAGTCCCTTGTGGCTCTAAGGAATTTTCTGGATACTACATTGGATATGCTTTTGGATATTATGGATATTACTCCTTAAATGCTGGGTTGATATAGCTTTTTGTGAGCTTCAATCCTCTAAATCGCCAAATGAAATTGTGGTCGTGCATTCCATGCTGACTTCTAACTTTCTGCACCCCATACGCTTTCAGGTTTTCGGTGATCGTTTGTGCGGTAGTCTTATCGGAGTAGTTGTTTTCTAAGCAGAACGCCTTATATTCAGCCACTACGTCCTTACTAGAATCGCCCTCGTCCTTGCTGGTATCAATCTCACAAGCTTCTTCAATGAATTGGCCGAAGTGGTCATTCAGGTTGACCCACTCGTCACGAGCAAGCTTCATGTCGTCCGTTTCAGTCAGTGAACCGCGTTGCATGGCCACCATGAATGCTTTAATGCACTGGTACACGAATGCACTTCTTTCAGCCTTAACGAGTTGCATATCATGTTCTTTCCAAAAATCCTTATTGACTGTTCGGGTGTTGCCGTTGATGAACTTGATTAGAACTAATCGTTCAGTCATACCGCTAGATGAATCAGTGAAAGATGGTAAAGCATTCGCACTAAAAATCATCTTCGCATAATTGATGAAAGTAAAATTTTGCATGCCTTTAAATTCAGCGTCAATTGGATCCCCACCGCTAAGCTTCTTCAAAACGGCCGTGTTGCTAAGATAGCCCTTGGGAATGTCGGCAACAATATTGGCTTCCATGCCATACAATTGTGCTGGCTTAAAACGTGCGTCATTGCCAGCTAATTCGTCAGGCGGAACGGCCGCATAATTATCAGCACCGTAAATCGTTCGAGCCAGTAAGTCCACTAAAAATGCTGACTTGCCCTCACCACCATTACCACTAAGAAACACCATTTTTTGAAATGGCCGGTAACTGTGATAGAAACCATAGCCGATATATTCTTTTAAAAACGTGTCAGCATTGCCAACCATGTCATGCAGTAATAAATCAGTGTTGGGTGTTGCCTTGCCACTAACGTCTAAATCATAATCATGGCCGTTCAGCAAATAGTTTTCAGGTTTTTTAGGTTCTAATTTTCCAGTAGCCATATTGAACGTACCATTTCTAAAGGCAACTAAATTAGGATTAGCATGTTCAAATGGGTTGTCACGGCGGTTAGCTAGGTACATAAAGCGTTGAGTGTAACGACGTACCCTAACAATGTTGCCATCGTTATAAACGCCCCATGGCTTTAAAATATGTGTCAGGCGGCTTTCAATATATGCTAAGGATTCTTTATCCTTAAATACTCGCCATGTTCCAGTAGCCAGTTGGTAAACAGCGCCCTCTTTAAGCATTGGAAAACTAATTAAATGATCGTGCTGAATCAGTTTATCGCCTAATGCAATTTCACTCACAAAAGCCTTTAAAATTGGCTTGGGGTCTTTCTTACCGTCTGCTTTGTAATAAACGTGCAACCATGATGGCACTTGTTGTTTAAGCTGTTCATTAAATTCGTTCAGTGCCTCCGGGTCTGCTAAAATTGCCACACTTGGTGCTTCAATAAAATTTACATCAATTGGGGCCAATCCCTCGTCGATAGCGTTGCCGTCTTTTGATACAACTACGGATAGTCGCTTTTTATCATGGTAGTTAGCCAGCAATTTTTGAGTTTCTGATGGAATTTCGTTCAAATCGCTTCATCTCCCGTTTCAATATCGAGTTATAAATCGTGGTAACTTCTTTAGTTTCTAGTGGCTGATCAATAAATCGCTCATTAATTGAACAAGCCAATCCATAGACAGTTTCCGGCTCTGCACCAGTTGCAAACAGTCTTCCAATCATTTTAGTAAGCCAAACGTTCCTATCACCCGTATTGGCCCCTTGCACCATCTCATCAAGCAAGCGCCCCGTATACTTCTTTAAGCGCGTGGTATAGGCGCGTTCTGAAGGCCAGTTCACTTTTTGGCCCACCAACTTATCGACTAGCCATTGAGGAGCCGGCTTAATATCAGCCAAGGTTCGGCCATCTAAGGGTTGATACGGTTTGCCATCAATCTCACTTGGTGCAATGACAGTAAAATCAGTTAGCAGATCAATGCCGGGCCAAACGTCAACTTTTCTAAACTTAGTACCCGCGTATTTCAAGAAATAATGTAGTCCGCCGTTAGCGGTCTGCTCGATGTAAGTGTCACTTGGTAACGTGTGTCCTTGCTTAAATAGTTGTGTCAAGCTAGTCCGACCATTTTTAGTTGGCTCGTGCATATCAATGTCAACAACTAATAAATCCGATAAATCTAGCCGCAAGCCTAAGTTATAAGCCGGGTGATTTTCAAACCATGCAAAGATGGTTCCTTGATCAATAGTTGCGTCTTTATAGCCTGACACTCCTTTGGGCGGTTTCTTCATATTCTCAATTAACGGGTAAACTGAATAGCCTTGTTGTGCCAGCTCAATGGCTTTATCAAGTGTTGCGAACTCGTTCATTTTTCAACACCGCCTAATCTTCGGGACAAATGGCATTGCTAACTGCCATAATCGAATCAGCAACATTTTGCATGTTTTCAACAACGTTTTCAGCGCGGTGGTCTGCGAAAAATAATCGTCCTGCCCATACATTTCCTTGATTAACTGAAGCAGACACCATATCTAAGTAGTCAATCGCCATTTTCAGATTGTCACGTGCCGCTGATAAATTCTTAGCTTGTTCCATTAATTCACTATTTGTCATTTTCCATTCTCCTTATTCGTGTTAAAATAAGGGAAAGCATATTTTTGATTATCTCTTCGACCTACTGCCGTCCAAAGCAAAGTAGGCCTTTTTTGTATGCTTTCCCATGCGACTGACCTCACATTCCAAAATACCGACGCGGGTTCTTGATTAACTTAACTACCACGTTGCCAACAAACGACACGATCATAAACTTGATTACCCATAAGATTGCTGTTGCTATCATGAAATCACCTCCTGAATAAATACTGCAAAAACTCAATCAGACAAAAACATCAAATTGTGTTTTTATATCACTGTGCAACGCGTCAGATATTTTCTTAGCAGTTGAGCTTTTACAAGTTCTTTTACCATTCAAAACTTGCGATAAATACGACTTGCTAATGCCTATAATCACTGATAATTCAACTTGTGTTAGGCCCTGTAAAGCAATGTTTTCTTTTGCTAGTTCGGAATTTTTAATCTTGCACTTCAAAATATCATCACCTCCCATCTACAAGAAACATGATAGCATACTAAATTTTAGTTTGCAAACATTTAGCATACATTTGTTAAAAAACGTGCTTTTGTCTGATATTTATGAGATAATTATTTCATCTTGAACTAAAGGAGTAATATCATGAACGACTTTGATTATAAATTCCCGGAAGTTTTAAAATTCATTCGTAATCACACACCTTATCAAGGCAAAAAAGGGCTATCCTTGAGAAAATTGTCTGAACTTTCTGGCGTATCAACACCATACATTTCGCAGCTAGAACAATTCAGCCAGCAAAGAAAGCCAAGTATGGAAACCGTATCAAAACTGGCAACTGGCTTAACAGTTCCTACAAAAGCTGATCAAAGCGACATGTTTAAGCTACTAAGTAGCACAGCCGGATATTCAAAAATTGATCCACGTGTCGCTTTGAAAATCACCAAAACATTGCCTAACGTGAAATTTTATGACTTTTTGCAACTCGTTTTAGGATATACAGGAACCATTAATTTAGATGAAACTAACGAGGAAAAGATTGCAAACGAAGCTTATAAAAACTGGGATAAATCAGAATTAGAAACAGCTAACGAATTGCTGTATCAATATGAATTAATTAGAAATAACATCCACTTGGAAGATTGTGAAGATGAGAATCATAACATTATGCTAGATTCAAAATATCTAACTAAGGTAGAAAATATTGTTTTACTTGGTGCAATAAAAACAATTCGAGAACTAAGAAACAATGGTAAATAAAAAAGGTCAGCAGACTACATTTAGTAATCTACTGACCTACTATAATTTAACTTAGTTAACATAACGTTTATTAATCAAAGTAGCCTGTTAAATCAACGTTTTGTTGCCTTAACTTTGTGAATCTAAATTGGTATAGGTGAAACGAGCGCCACAAAGCCTAATTTACCAACATTATTTATTTTTACAATTTAGTGAAACAGTCCCTCTAAACTAAAACAACTTTAATTGGTAGTCTGCTTAAAAATAAGCATACCCAACACAATATTCACCTGTTTAATGTACTTGACTTTGGTTTCGCCCTTTGCTGTTCAGAACGCTTGAACCTGAGCGGGATATAGTTTTCCCCTTGTTTTGCGAAGAAGAAAACTTTTTGTTGTTCGTCACGAATCACCGTCACGTAAAAACACTTGTATTGTTACTATTGCGCTTGTAGATTAGCCTAACTAATTTAGCCTATAAAAAAAGCACCCTTTATAGGTGCCAGCAATCATTTATTTTTAGTTGTTTGGATCACTGGCCTTGCGTAATAGCCCTGTACTTTCGTACTGCTTTACCGCCCGCCCCGTACGTGGGGCATACGTTCGGAAGAAACCTAAATACAAGTATAGGTTAATTCCTAACGGGAGTTTATAGCGGCGGCTCTCGTTTGACCTGTCCACTTGTTTCATTAGCTCCACTAACCGGCTGTCATTCCTCGAAAGGTAAAATTAGTTGGCTTGGCTAGAATGTTGCCACTCTAGCAACGGGGCTTGGCTCCCCCGTGTTCCAGAAAAATTCAATCCTAACTCTTGCAAAATGTTACGACAACAGTTAGAATGAACACATATCGTAAATGGTTTTATGTGTTCCCCGGATTTGTGGCCGGGGAATTTTTTTGTCTATTCGATTAAATTTAATTCTTATCATGTAGCATTCGCAAATCGCTTGCGCTACGCTTGTATCAACGAAAACAATTATATCATGTTGTAAATTATAATGTTGCCAAAAAAGCCGTAATGGATAGACCCAAAATGACTAAAAATGCTTTACTATCAGCATTAAACGGCTTTTTAATTTTTTTTATTTTTATCTTCTTAACCAGCCAAATAAGCCCTTTTTAAGCGTTTTAGTTTCTTCCCCCCTGTAATTACCCTCGGTAGGCTCTGAAACGTCTGTATCGTCCATATTTTGGCTCTCACTGATATTTTGTTTGGTGTCATTGGCGCTACCATCTAGTAACTTTTCATTTTGTCGGTTAGTTGCTAAATTGAGTTGTTGCTGTTGATCAAGTAAGCGCTGATTTTGCTTGATAATCGCATGTAGATCATCTATTTGTGCGTCCTTAGCTTTGAGCTGTGATTTCAGTTCTTGAATCAATGCCGTTTCATCGTGATCCGTTTCAGAAACGTTTGAAACGCCTTTTCCTTTAAATCCTTTTAATATCAAGCTTTTTTGCGTTTCATCGTACAGATTAGCGTTTCCTTTATGTTTCGTTTCATGAATCGCGTTTTGCTTAATGTATCTAAACATGGTTACTTTGCTAGTTCCAGCTATATCAGCCAATTGCTTGATTGTATAATACGTTTCAGCCATTTCAAATCACCGTTTCCGTTTCATTTCTGAACTGTTTCTAAAGAAATGATAGCATGATTATCGTAGTCACTAAACATATTTTTCTTTAAAGGTTTCAAGGGCCCGGTTCTTTAAGTAATTGAACTTGCTGACACTAACGGATAATTGGTTGCAAGCCTCGTTGCGGCTGAATCGCTTCTCAATAATGTAATCATGTAAGATAAATTGATATTGCGGGTCATCAATTGCATTTAGGGCGTCTTCAACTTCTTTTAACTGGTAAGACAAATCAACGTGGTTTATCAGGCGGCTTTCAGCACCGTTTCGGCTGCTATGGCTTGATACTCCATCGAACGAGGGACTAGAAACTTGATTAAAAGCCGTCAAGTCACGTTTTAATTTGGCGTATTGCTTTAATAAATTACGAATCTTCTTAACATCTTGGTGCATTGGAATCACACTTTCTGGTTCCAGATATATGTATTAAAAAAACGGGGCTACTACTGTACCCCGTCTTAGCTAATATTAACGACTATTAATGCTTGAATTGCTCAACGACAACTATATTATAACACTTAAAACAATTTTTTTCACCTATAATTGTTTCACATGAAACATATTCACTTAAAAACTTATCTGGTTACTAAACCGCGCAATTGTTGAATCATGCTGACAACTTGATACGGTGTCTTTGTCATATCAGTTACCCGGTTTTGGTACCAGAATTGTGTCAGCAAGGACACGGCAAAGTCATACTGTTTGTACATAGACACGTCCTCATTTGTGCTAACGGCAGTCTGAACGTAGTCCTCGGCGGCGTCTAAATAGCTTTTAATCATTGGATCATCTTCGGTCACATCAATTCGTAGGCTTAGTTTAATATCGTCAACTGTTACAGCCATGTAATCACTCCTTTTTCCCTTAGTTTTAATTTATGTATAGGGGTGTCCATTTTAGACACCCCCCGTCCCCAAAAGTGGGTACGACTATTTACCAGCCGTTGCAGGCGTTGCAGTTCCTAATGCCACGTTAATTACAGCGGTCTTATCAATCACTTCATAGTCATTCCGCACAATTACGGAAAGCCCTTGGCTGAACTGGTCGAACTTGTCCCATTGGGCGGTTACTTGGTTACGCCGGAAAACAGCCACGGCTTGTGATAAGTCCCCTACAATCATTGGGAACGTCCCGTCCGCGTTGTTAGCCAGTAATTTGTCGCTAATCATGACGACTGGCGCCCCTAACAAGGTGAAGCCACTTGGTGCCGTTGGGTTTGGCTGTAATAGGTAACGACCTTCGGAATCTTTCAAGGTATCAAGGTAGTTGAACCCGGACTGGTTAACTAACCACATTTTGCTCAAGGCGGGATCTAACGTCACATTGAAAATCTTTTTAAGATCATCAATATTGGCGGCCGTTGCTTTAGTAAAGTTGCTACCCGTTAACAAGCTCATAATCTGCGTATTGTCCGTGTTATCAACCAATTGTTGCAATTGCGTTTTAACTTCGCTGACAATATCTACTTCGGCGTCTTCCACCACTTCGTTAGATAAGGCAATCTTACCCGCCCGGGTCTTCACGTCAAATGGCACTTCCGTAAACATGTTCGCGTCAACGTCGGCAATGTCCGCTAGTTCGTCCTTAGTAGCCAGTACCGCAGATTGTTGGCTGGTGGCAATTGGGTAAGTACCGGAACCGCTAGAAACTTGCTTAACCGTCGCATATTGGGCGAGGTTGTAATTGGATTGCTTTAATTGGAAAACGGGGGTAATCAGTTCCTTAGGAATAACCGCACTGGCACCATCAGTCTTTAAACCGTCCCGAGTTTCCCCGTGCGTCCGTACATATTGTTCAAAAGCGGGAATACCAGTTTTGTTTTCGTTACCATTGTCATTGTTATTGGGATCAATAATTGTTTGTTTTGCCATGTTGTCAGGCTCCTTTTCTTGGTTAATAAATTTTTCATAGCTACGGGTATCAACTTGAACATTGGTATCGTCATAAGCGGGAACAGCAACCACTGAAACATCGAACAAGCTCTTAACTTGATTAATGGTTCGGGTGATATTGCCATCATCATCTTTAGCCCATTCATCGGTGTTGTCGTCACTATCAAAGCCAAATGAACAGGAATCAACGTTCCCACTTTGAACTTCTTCGTATACATCATTAGCAAAAGACGTATTTGGTAGTTGCGCAATGAAATGTAGCCCCTTATCGTCCGTTTCTAGCGTTAACGTGCCCGCTTTGACACTGGCTAACACTTGGGTATAGTCGTGGTTATTAAGCATAAGAACGTTTGATAAATCGACACCATCAAGCGCCTTGGGGGTTACAATCTCGGTGAAGCCACCTAAGTCTTTACTTGGCGAGTTCCATACAATTGCATAACCACTAATTGTTTTGCCCTTGCTTGTTTGGGAATCTTTAGGTTGCGGGTCTGCTGAATTTTCAGCTGGCCCGTCTTCGGGTGTTTCTGACTGCGGCGTTTGTGCTCGCAATTCGGCGTCAATCGTTAACCGTCGGTCTTGTTTCATGAATTAGTCACTCCATTCTTTTGTAAGTTTAAGAAAATATTGCCATCGTCAGTTGGTGGCAAGCCAATCTTGGCCCGAGCTTCGTTACGGCTCATAACGCCGCCAGTGAAACCGGCCACCGCTTGGGCTTGTTGTGTTTGCGGATCAAGGCTCAATAGCTTGTCCGTATTAAACGTAAAGTCATGACCAAACTTGAACGATAGCTCGCTGGTAAAGCTATCAAAGTAATGTTGCAAAGTGCCTTGCAGGTATTGCACGCCACTTTGTTCTTGGTTAGAATGATCGTTTTCTACCCCTAAGCGCTCCGGTGGTAATCCAAAGGCCTTAGCAATCTGTCGGGTCGTCCAATCATTAGAATTGACCAGCTTTAATACGTCGGTGTTCAGAGATAAGTTGCTAATGTCCATCGTGTCATCGGTCACAATCGTGTTGATCGCA